CAGTGAAAGAGGGCGACCGCGCGGCGTTTGCACCGTCGCGCGGTCGCGCGTGGTCAGTAGTCGTCGTCGTCCATGCTGTCGTCGTCGCTGCTGTCGTCGTCGTCGTCGTCCACGTCGTCGCGCGGGTCATCGTTGAAGACGTGCTTGCACTTGCCGCAGCGCGCGACGAATCCGGCGACGACGGTGTCGGGCACGCGGTTCTTCTGACCGCAGAACGAGCAGGCGATGATGGTGGTGGTCATGGGTCACTTCCAGTTCTTCCAATCAATGTGTTGATTCGGCGCGACCGGCGCCGTCGGTGCGGGCTGCGGAGCCCGCGGTGTCTGATAGGTGCCTTCCGCCCAGCGCGCGACACGGTCCATCACGTCGGTCCAGTGCAGCGCGTAATGCCGCGCCCACGCCCACGCGGCGTCTTCTTCCACGCGCTGCAGGCTCGCGCGGTCCCCTTCGACGGCGCCCCGGATGGCGCCGGTCGGCGCCGCCAGGTGCCCGAGCTCGTGGAGCGCGACGGCATACGTCGTGTCGTCCACGATCGTGCTGACGAGTGCCAGCTTCAGATGGGGCAGCGCGAACGCTTCGTCCGGTCGCAGCTGCGGCGTTTCGATCAGTCGCAGCCCGAACGCGGTCGCGAGCGCCTGCGCGTGCTGCTGCAGTTCAGGCGTGTCGGGGATGCGGGTCATTTACTTGCTCCCCGCATGACGCGCGAGCGCGGCGGCGATCGCGGCGGTCAGGTCGCGGACGGCGTTCGTGCTGTCGCCCCACTGGATGTGCGACGACGGGGCGGGCTGCGCGATGACGACCGGCACGACGACGACGGGCACGACGATCGGGCGCACGATGATCGGCGGCAGGTCGTCGTCGTCGATGCGCGCGTCCAAGTCGTCGCGGTCGCACAGGTCGAGCGGGCGCTGCCCGTTCGCGAGGTCGCGCAGGGCTTGCACTGCGTTCCGCTGCGTGTTCGTTTTGCCTGCGCCACCGTTCGGCCCTTCAACGATCCAGTGCCACACGATGGACTGCCCTTTCGAGGTCCCCTTCGCGCTCCACCAGACGAAGCCCAGCGCGCGGTGCGTCAAGCTGTCGGTGACCGTGAAGCGGGTCGGGCCGCAGGACTTCAACGTGGCGCGCAGCGACGGATAATCGGCGTTCATCACAGCACCGTCACTTTCAGCGCGCGGGCTACCGCGACGAATTCAGCGCGCGACAGGCGACCGTCTTCGACATACAGCCCCTTGTCGAGGTCGTTGCACGTACTCACGATGGCGAGTTCGTCGCCCGTGGGCGGGGCGATGACGCGCCAGTACGTGTTCCACGGGAACTGCCCTTTGCCGCAGACCCACTGGTCGCGCGGGATGCGAAAGATGCGCAGCGTGGTGCGGGTCATCACAGCCCTCCGATCGAGAGGCGATACGCGATGCATTCGGGGTTGCTGCAGGTGTCCCACGTGCCGTCGTGCCCGGGTTTGTTCGCGGGCGTCGGCTGCGCCCGGCGCGGGAATTCGCACGCGATGACGCGCGAGGACTTGTCGTCGCAGCGGCGCATCCGGGTCGAAACGAATTCGCCGTTTGAATTCAGACGGAACCCGCCGCTCTGTCCCGCGAGCCAGAAGATGATCTGGGCGGCGTAGACCGCGCGGGTGTCGCGGTAGCAGGTGAACGTGAATTCAACGGGCGACTGACCGACGACGACGACGCCGTGGAAGCGCGCGCCGAGTTCGCGCGCTGCGCGCTGTCGCGCACGGTCGGACGGGAACGCGAAGAAATGATCCGAGAGTCGAACGTGCGGCACGCTGACCGGCAGCGCGCTGGTGAACGGTGAAGTGGTTCGCATGATGTCGTCCCTTCAAAGTGAAGGCGGGGGCCCCGAAGGGCCCCGCGCGCTGTTAGTTCGTGCCGTCGCCCAGCAGCAGGCGGATGGACCCGGTCAGCTGTTTGGGCTGGAGCAGGTCGGTGACCCCGCACGTGCCGCCGGTCAGCTTCGCGAGACGTGCGCAGAACCGCGCGCCCCCGTCGTTCCCGTCGCCGATGTAGAACACGTCAATCGCGTTCCCGAATTCGCGCGCCGCAGCGAACGCGGCATCGGCGTCGTCGGGTTCGCCGTCTGTGACGATGACGAGATGCGTGGCCCCTTCGCGCGTGCCGAATGCGATCGCGTCGTGAAGCGGCGTGCCGCCCTGCGGCTCTGGAATGTCGGTGACGACTTGCACGGTCCGCGTGCCGTCAGGCGTGTAGAAGAGCCCGAACGCGGCGACCGGGACCGGACCGCCTTCGCGCAGCCCATCGACGACCGCGCGCAGCGCGTCGATGCGGCGCTGTCCGGTCTTCAGCGGGCGAGTCATCGACACCGACGTGTCAACGAGGAGCAGGGACCGGCGCGCGGACTGCAGCAGGTCATCGAGGTCGGACTTCGCGAGCGACTTGTTCAGCCGGTCGAGCGCCTTCTTTTCGATCGTCGCGATGTCGGTGGTCGTCGTGGTCGTGGTGGTGTCAGACATGGCAGTCTCCAGTTCAGAATCCGAGGGTGATGAGTTGAAGGGCAGCGCGACGAAGTGCCGCGTCCGCTTCGTTGCGGGTCGCATCGTTCGCAGCGGCGGCGAGTCCGCCCATCGCGATCGCCTTGACCTTCGTGTACTTCGCGTAAGCGGCGCGCGTGTCGTCGGTGACGTTCGCGCGGTGTTCGATCAGGTACTGCTTGAACGCGTCCTCAATCGCCGCGAGGGCGACAAGACGAAGCGCGCGGAGCGAGGGCTTCGGCTGCGTGAAGATGGGCGCGGCGTTCGCGGGCGGAAGATTCGACGGGCGCGTGCTGCTGCCCGCGTTGAACGTCCCGGCGAAGGGATTGAAATGACGGCGACGACGGGTCGCGGTCGGTCGCGCAGCGCGCGGGGCGCGGACGCGCGGCGCGGGCGGGGGCGGCGCGGGCATCCCTGCTTTGGCCGCCTTCGCCGCTGCGCGCTGCTGTCGAACGGTCAGCCCGCCCGATGCCTTGCGCGCTGCGACCGACGCCGCGCGCTTCGCGGCGGCATCGGCAATCTGCTGTGGGGTCTGGGTCTTCATTGTCGTGTCCTACGCGGCGACCGTGCGCGCCCATGCGCGGTTCAGCTTCGCGATGATGCGGAGGTCGCGAACGGTCAGCCCCGTGCGGGCGTTGCGGGCGCGGGCGACAGCAATCTTTCGGGCGCGGGCGGCGAAGAATTTCTTGGTCATGGTCGTGTCTCCTCAGAATCCGAACAGCAGGGCGAACCACGAACGGCGCGGCGTCATGCCGACGACCGTGTGATCCGGAATCAGTCCCAAGCGGCGGGCGCGACGTGTGCGGCGTTGCAGTCTGGTCATCGACGTTTACCGGGTGACGAGGTTGAACAGGGCGCGCGCGGTCAGGTGCAGCACGCGCATCGCGGCGAGGACGACGGCGGCCAGCGCGAACTGCAGCGCGGCGCATTCGACGAAGAGGGTCAGGTTGCTGATGAAGGCGGTCATTGTCGGCTCCTGTTAGCGGGCAACGTGGACGACGTGCTTGCGGTCGTCAGCGCGATGCATGAACGGCGATTCCATGTGGCTGTCAGCGGGGAGGGTCAGCGCGAAGGCCAGCAGGTAGAACAGAACCGTGGCCGCGCGCTTCGTCGTCGTCGTCGTCTTGAACATGAGACAAGAATATCGGACCGGTCTGATTTCCGGCATAAATCCCACGTCCCCCGGCATTTTTTTTGGCGGTCGGTCGCGACCGTTCAACGCGGGGTCAGCACGCGGCGCGGTCGCCGACGGTCGGGAACGGTCGGAACGCGGTCGGGCAGGGTCAGCGGGGGACGGGCGCGCGGTCGGTACGTCGCGCAGGACCGTCGGGAAGACAGCTGGCGCTGCGCAGGGGCCACGCGGAACCGCGTCCCATGCGCCTGTCTGCGGTCGGTCGAGAAGACCCAGCAGGCGCAACGCCACGCGGTCGCGTGTTTTCCTTAAGGATTTCGTGGGTTTTTCCAGCGGGTTCGCGCAGGTTCAACGACCCGCGCGCCCACGCTGGGGTATGGGTCACGACGAGAAGACCCGGCAGGGGGCACGCTATGCAGTTCTGCAGGGTTTATTCAGCAATCCCGTGGGTTTCCCTGCAGGGGCGCGCGCCCCTGTCAGAACTGACAGAGGGGGCAAACATGAGGGGACGTAAGCCGCGACCGACCGCGTTCCGTGTCTTGAACGGGAACCCCGGGCACCGACCGACAAACGACCGCGAACCGGAGCCCCCGCCCCTTGACGACTTTGAAACGCCGCCCGACGTGCTGTCGGCGATCCCTGACGCGGTCGCGGAGTGGCGACGACTGGCGCCGCTGCTCCGTCGCTGCAAACAGATCACCGAAGCGGACCGTACCGCGCTGCTGGCGCTGTGCATCGAATGGGCGCGGTACCTTGAAGCCCAGACGAAAGCCTTCCCGCGCGTGGTGAAGGCGCCGAGCGGCTACGCGATGCCGAATCCGTGGATTGCAATTCAGCGCGGCGCCCTCGCGGCGTGTCTCAAGCTGTGGCCGGAGCTCGGGCTGACGCCGTCCAGTCGTTCGCGCGTGCAGACGGCAGACGGCCCGGGCCCCGACGGCGATCCCTTCTCCGAGTTCGATGAACCGCTGCCGCGCCGCCCGTTGCAATGACGAACCCGATCGACGCGTATGCCCGCGCCGTAGTCTCGGGCCGAGTCCTGGCGGGCAAGTATCACAAGCTCGCCTGCGCGCGGCATCTCCGCGATCGCCGCCGCGAAGGGTCGCGCGACTTTCCCTACGTCTTCGAGTACGCGCGCGCCGAGCGGTTCTTCCGCTTCGCCGAAAGCCTGAAGCATTACAAGGGGGAATGGGCCGGGCAGTTCATTCGCCTGCAGCCGCACCAGAAGTTCCGACTCGGCTCGCTGTTCGCGTGGGTGCATCGGCGGACCTGGCTGCGCCGCATTCGTACGCATTACAACGAACTGCCGCGCAAGCAGGGCAAGTCACTCGAAGCGGCGATCGTCGCGCTCTACATCACGTTCTTCGATGGCGAGGCCGGCGCCGAGGGCTACTGCATCGCCACGAAGCGCGACCAGGCCAAGATCGTCTTCAACAACTGCAAGCAGCTGGTGCGCTCGAGCGGCTTGCGGTCGCGCATCACGCCGCTGACCAACAATCTCCATCGCGATCGGACGGCGTCGAAGCTTGAACCACTCGGCGCCGATCGAGACTCGACCGATGGACTCAATCCGAACCTGATCATCGTGGATGAATTCCACGCGCAGAAGAACCGCGGCCTGCTCGACGTGATGGAGACGGCGACCGGCGCGCGCGAGCAACCGGTGAACTTCCAGATCACGACGGCGGGCAACGACCCACTCTCGCCCTGCGGCGACCAGCACGACTACGCGTGCAAGATTCTCGACGGCGTCCTGACCGACGAGACGTTTTTCGCCTTCATCGCGCACGCCGACCTCGACGACGACCCGGCCTCGCCGCGCACCTGGCGGAAGGCCAATCCCAACTACGGCGTGTCGGTGAAGGCCGACGACCTGCGCGCGCTCGTGCGCAAGGCGATCCACATGCCCGCCGCAATGGCGGCGTTCAAGCAGAAGCGGTGCAATCTGTGGGTGAACACGGCGCTGCCGTGGCTCTCGCTCGATGGGTGGCGCGACGGGCAATCGACGTGGACGCTCGACGAGCTCGCGGGCGAACCGTGCTGGATCGGCATCGACCTGTCCTCGAAGATCGATCTGACCGCCGTGGTCGCGGTGTTCCCGCCGACCGAGACGCGCGTGCGCTGGCGCCTGCACGCCGTCTGCCTCACGCCCGAAGAAACGCTCGACGTCCGCGCCCATCGCGACCGCGCGCCGTACGACGAATGGGTGAAGGGCGGCTACCTGCGGACCAATCCCGGCAATCGCATCGACCAGGACGAAGTGCGGCAGGTCCGCGAGCTCGAGGACCGCTTCGACGTGCAGCAGATCGGCGTGGACCCGTGGAACGCCGGGAACTTAGTCAAGGAACTCGGCGAAGAGGACGGCTTCCAGGTGGTCGAGATCCCGCAGACGATGGCGCAAATGAGTCAGCCATCGAAGGACTTCGAGGCGGACGTGCTCGATGGGCTGATCGACGGCGGCAACAATCCACTCCTGACGTGGGCGGTGAGCAACGTCGTCGTCAGCCGCGACAACAAGGACAACATCTACCCGACGAAGAAGCGGAGCCGGGGCCGGATCGACCCTGTCATCGCCACCCTGCTCGGGCGTAAACTAGCGGCGATCGACACCACTGAAGACACGGCGGAAGACCCGGACCTGGTCGTCGCATGAACGAACGCCGCCGCGGCCGCCCACCGCTCGATGACGCCGACCGCTCCGTGCCGGTCCACGTCAAGATGCCATCGCGGCAGTACGACGACCTCTACGAGCGCGCCCAGCGCGACCGCGTCTCCGTGCCGGAAGTCATCCGGCGCGCCCTCGATAAAAGAAACCCAAAATAGGTTATTCGCCCGCCGGTCCCTAAGACTCGCTGCTCTTGGTGTCGTGGTCGTGGCTGGCGTGGTGGCGCCCGCCCTGTCTGCTTCGGGTCGTCATTGTCAACCTCAAGGATGACCCGGACGCAGCCTTGCGCGGCGTGATGTGGTCCGCTCGAGGATCGTGGCTCGTGCTGCGACAGGCGACGGCGCTCACCAGTACTCAACCGCCGGCCCCGATCGACGGCGAGGTGCTCGTGCACCGGTCGAACGTCTCTTTCATCCAGATGTTGCCGCCATGATCGTGCAGAGCTTCGGCGCCCTGGCTCTCCGCGAGGCGCCCTACTCGACGCCGACGTACCACTACGGCGGCTCGCTCAATCAGGCCAGCGCCGCGACCTACGCGGCGCTCTATCGCACGCAGCCCGAAGTCCGGACGGTCATCGACTTCCTGGCGCGCAACGTCGCGCAGATCGGGCTGCACACGTTTCGCCGCGTCAGCGACACCGATCGCCAGCGCCTCGCCGACCACCAAATCCAGCAGTGGACCGACAAGCCGAATCCGGCGACCACGCGCTATCGGCTGTTCGAGACGCTGATGCAGGATTACGGCATCTACTACAACGCGTACTGGCTGAAGCTGCGCTTCTCCACCGGGGCGATCGGGTTGGTGCGCGTGCCATCCGAATCGATCTACCCGGTCGGGTGGCTGCTGCCGGATCACTACGTGTGGACCTGGCCGGACGGGACGCAGCAGGCGCTGCCGCCGTCGGAGCTCGTCGTGTTCCACGGCTTCGATCCCTGCGACCCGCTGATGGGCCTCTCGCCGCTCGAGACGCTGCGGCAGCTGCTCTGCGAGACGCAGGAGGCGAACAGCTATCGGCAGCAGTACTGGCGCAATGCGTCGCGGCACGAGGGCATCATCGAACGTCCGCTGACCGCGCCGAAGTGGAACCCGGAACTGCGGGCGAAGTGGCGCGAACAGTGGCAGGAACGCTTCGCCGGGGCGGCCAACGCCGGGATGACACCGGTGCTCGAAGACGGCATGACCTTCAAGCCGATGTCCTACTCGGCGAAGGACTCGGAGTTCACCGATACCCGCAAGCTGTCGCGCGAAGAGGTCGCCCGCGCGTACCACGTGCCGCTGCCGATGGTCGGCATTCTGGACCACGCGACGTTCAGCAACATCAAGGAACAGCACAAGCAGCTGTATCAGGATTGCCTGGGCCCGTGGCTTAAGCAGATCAGCGAGGAGATCGAGCGGCAGCTGCTCATCGAGTGCAGCGATCAGCAGAACGTCTACCTCGAATTCAACATCAACGAAAAGCTGAGTGGGTCGTTCGAGGAAACCAGCAGCTCGATCGCCACGCTCGTCGGGCGCCCGATCATGACGGCGAACGAAGGGCGCGCGCGGCTGAACCTGCCGGGCATGAAGAACGATCCGACCGCCGACCAGCTCGCGCAGCAGCAGGGCGGGCCGTCGTCGACGACGACGGGATCGCCGAGCTTCTCGAATGGCGCGGTGGCGGTCCTGCGGCGCAATTGGATGCGCCAGCGCGCGAGACTCGAACGCATCGACGTGGGCGAGAAGGCGGCGGCGTTCGATGTCGCCCGTTATGACCACGAGCTCGCCGACGACCTGGAGCCGATCTATCTGGCGCTCGGCATGGACCGCACGGCGGCGGCGCGCGCGGCCGCGGCGATCGCGCACACGGTCAACACCGACACCCTGCAGCTGCTCGTCGATGGACAAGACCCGTTTGCAGCCGCACGGGAGGCGGCGCTCTATGCCGAGTAAGACTCCGACGTACGCGTATCCGCGCGTGCTCTCGTTCGTGCTCGATCATCCGTGGGCGCTCACGCGCCCGATGCTGTCGATGGTGGCGGGCGTGCTCAGTCGGCATCTGGCGGGCGTCGAACCCGGCACGGTCGCCCAGGACCAGCGACGCGGCGAGGCCGGGCCGACCACCATCTACGGCGTGGCCGTGTTGCCGATCCACGGCGTCCTGGCGCCGCGCATGAACCTGATGTCCGACATGAGCGACGGCGCGACGTTCGAGGGCGCGAGTGTCGCGCTCGCGGAGGCGGTCGCCGCGCCCGACGTGGCGACGATCATCCTCGACTGGGATTCGCCGGGTGGGTCCGTCGCCGGCGCCGACGAATTCGCCGCCGAAGTGATGCGCGCGCGGACGCTCAAGCCGATCATCTCGCACGCGAACTTCGAGATGTGTTCGGCGGCGTACTGGGCGGGTGCCTGCGCCACGGAAATTGTGGCGGCGCCGTCGGCGATGGTCGGGTCCATCGGCGTGTACAGCATCCACGAAGACCTGTCGCAGGCGCTCGAACAGCTCGGGGTCAAGCTCACCTACATCGCCGCCGGGAAATACAAAGTGGACGGCAACGAAACGGAGCCGCTGTCGGACACCGCGCGCGCCCGCACGCAGGCCACCGTGGACGCCTTCTACGAGCGGTTCACCGACCGCGTGGCGAAGGGACGCGGCATCACGCCGAAAGCGGTGCGCAGTGGGTACGCCGAAGGCGCCGCCGTGACCGCCGACGAAGCCCTCGCGCTGGGCATGGTCGATCGGATCGCCACCCTCGATGAAACGATCGCGCGTGTGCAGCGCAAGCCACCCAAGATCACCAACGGGCGGGCCGAGATCGACGCGCCGCCGATGCGAGCCGACACGCCGCAGGAGCCTTCACCGGCCACCGGCCAGGATCGTCGCACCGTGCGCGAGCTCGAAGCCGCGCTCCTCTCACTCGGGCTCTAGGAGATTAGCCATGAATATCGCCGCACTTGAACGCGACCGCGATGCGAAGAAGCAGGAAGGGCTCGCGCTGCTGGCGCGCAGCGCGCAGACCGCCGAAGCGGAAAACCGCGCCTTCACCGACGAGGAACGGAGCGCCATTCAGGCGATCACCGAACAGGGCCGCCAGCTCGAGGTGCGGATTGCCGCCGCGCGCAGCGACCAGGCCATGCTCGACGACCTCACGCGACTGGGCAGCGTGACCGTGGGCAGCGGGCTGACCCCTGCGGCGGCGGCAGCGCGCACGCGCGGTCGCGTGCTGAGTCTCGGCGAGCAGTTCGTCGCGTCGCCTGAGTACGAGTTCTTCCGCAAGGGACTCCATCGGTCGTCGTCCACGTGGCGATCGCCCAGCGTCGAACTCGCCGATCCTCGACAGGGGTTCCACGCCACCACGCTGACCGAAGACCCGGCATCGGGTGGGGCGCTCGTCGTGCCGCAGTACATCCCCGGCATCGTGCAGCTGCCGAACCGACCGCTCGTCGTGGCTGACCTGTTCGCGCCCGGCACGACCACGTCGAACCTAATCAGCTACATGCAGGAGACGGCGTTCACCAACGCCGCGAACGCGGTGCTCGAGGGCGCGGCGAAGCCGGAATCGGCGCTGACGTTCGTGGCGGTGCAGGACCCGGTGCGGAAGATTGCGCACTGGCTCCCGGTCACCGAGGAAATGCTCGAAGACGTGCCGCAGATCAGCAGCTACATCAATGCGCGGCTGGTGCTCGGTGTCCAGATCGAAGAGGACGACGAGCTCCTGAACGGCACGGGTGTGGCGCCGGAACTCCTCGGCATCACGAAGCGGGCGGGGCTCGCCGCTGATGTCGTGCGCGTGGACCCCGCGACCAACGCGGACGCCATCCTCGCGCAGATCTTCGCCATCTACACGTCGGCGTTCCTGATGCCCGACGGCATCGTGATGAACCCGACCAACTGGGCGAAGACCGCGCTCGCCAAGAGCTCGACGGGCGAGTACATCGGCGCGGGCCCGTTCGACAGCGGGCTGCAGGCGCAGACCTTGTGGGGACTCCCCGTCGCGGTCACGCCCAACCAGCTGCTCGGCAGCGGGTTCGTCGGCGCCTTCAAGACCGCCGCGCAGATCTTCCGCAAGGGCGGCATTCGCGTGGAGGCGAGCAATTCGCACGTGGACTTCTTCATCAAGAACCTCGTGGCGATTCGCGCCGAGGAACGGCTCGCCCTGGCGGTGTATCGCCCGGGCGCGTTCGGCGAAGTGACCGGACTGCAATAGCTCCTCAGCAGGCGGGCGCGGTCGCCGGGAGGCCGCGCTCGCCATTCGGAGACTGATTATGAACACCACGGGCTATCTCTTTCGCGTCACGCCGGCGGCGCCCGACCCGCGCGTCGGCTACTTGTTCATCCTCGGCGTGCCGCTGCCGACCGTCGGCAGTCTGACGCCCGCCACGGCGGCGCTCGGCGCCGCGGCCTTCACGCTGCACGTCATCGGGACGGGATTCACGGCCGGGTCGGTCATTCAGCGCAACGGCGGCGACGTGCCCACGACGTTCGTCTCGGCGACCGAACTGACGACGCCGGTCAGCATGGCGGGCGCCGTCGTCGGGCCGGTCGCGGTGTCGGTGCGTACCGGCGACTACCTCGTGTCCAACGCGGTGAACTTCACGGTGACCGCCACGGAGTGACGATGAGTAACAGCTTTTGTTTTCTGGGGCGCCACGATCCCGGGCCCTGCCCGGTCGATGACACGCCGCACACGGGCTGCACGCCCGAGAGCTACGCCGCGCAGCAGACCCGCGATCAGACGCTCACGGTCAAGCTACGACGACCGCGCGCGCTCGACCGGGCGCCGCGCGCCGACCCGCCGGTGCTCGACCCGTTCACGACGAAGACCTACAAGCGGCGTGAGCACGGCAAGCGGCTGGGCATCCGACGATGACCTGGTCCTCGATCGTGCTCGACGCGGCGGTGCCACTGCTGACGCCCGCGCAGCTGGAGGCGGCGGCGCGCATCGTGCCGGGGAACGAAGAGGCCGCGCTCGAGCCCGGCTACATCGCGGCGGCGACGGAGTACGTGCAGCGCAGGACGGGCTACGCGATTGCCACGCAAACGATCCTCGCGCAGTGCGCCGCGCTGCCGTCGGGACCGATCGCCTTGCCCTGGCCGCCGCTGCAGGCCGTGACAAGCATCAAGGGCGGGGACGGCGTGGCGATCGACCCGTCGCTGTACGTGGTCGACAGCACGAGCCGACCGGGGACGGTGACCTTCCCCGCCGCGCCTGCGGTGGCGGGGCCCTACACGTTCGAGTTGATTGTGGGGTTCGGCGACCCGACGCAGGTGCCGCCGCTCTATCTGCACGTCGTGCAGCTGCTCGCGGTGCACCTGCTCACCGCCGGGCGCGACCTGGCGATCGTCGGCACGATCGTCGCCGAGACGCCGTTCGGATTCGAGGACTTGATTCAGCCGCTCTGTCTGCTGACGCTCGCGTGAACCTATGCAGCGCACTGCCAAACGCCAGCACCACGTCTTCCTGCAGAGCGCCGTCCGGACGCCGGATGGGGAAGGCGGCTACACGACCACGTGGAGTGACCTGACGCCGTCGGCGATCTGGGTGTCGATTGCGCCCGCCACGGCGCAGACGATGGAGCGCCTGTTCAGCCCCGCGATCATCGCGATCGCCACGCACGTCGTGGAAGGGCCGCGCCACCCGCAGGTCACCACGCAGTGCCGCCTGATCTTCGGCGGGCGCGCGTTGAACATCGGCGGCGTGGCGTCACCCGACGAAGCGGGGGTGGAGATGGTGCTGGCGTGCAGCGAAGTGGTGACCTGAATGGCGAACAAGGTGGAATTCTATTTTGACGGGCTCGCCGAGCTGCGCGCGGCGCTGCGCAACATGCCGGAAGCCTTCGCCCACGAGGCGCAGTCCATCGTGGAGGGTGCCGCCGATCACGCCGCCGCCGAGATCGTCGCGGCCTATCCCGAAGTCACCGGCAACCTCAAGGCGGGCGTCTCGGTCGTCAAACACATCGCCACCTTCGGGGTGGTGGCGATCGTGAAGAACAAGGCGCGGCATTCGCACCTGTTCGAGCTGGGCACCGTCGCGCGGCAGACGGCGATGGGCTACAACCGGGGCGCCGTGCCGAAGGTGGCCCCGCCTGGGCGCGTGTTCGTGCCGATCGCCATGCGCCACCGTCGGCAGATGTTCGCGCGGCTTCGGGCGATGCTCGAGCGCGTGGCGGGCGATGCCTTCACCTGGAAGCACGACGAGGCCGCCTGATGTCCGACAGCAGCGCGGTGGACGAGGCGATCATCCAGCGGCTCGCGAACGATGCCGAGCTCCAGGCGCTGATGCCTGACGGCGTCCATTACGACGTGCCGCCGCCGGGGTCGAAACGGTTTGTCATCGTGTCGCTGCTGATGCACGTCGATGAATACCTGTTCACCGAAGAGGCGTGGGAAGTCTTCACGTATCAGGTGCAGTGCATCGAGCTCGAGACGAGCGGCGCCGCCAACGCGCGCGCCGCGGCCGCGCGCATCCACGCGCTGCTGCAGGACGCCTTCTCGCTCGCAATCGACGGCTACGGCGTGATGAAGATCAAACGCATCGAGCGCATTCGCACCACCGATGCCGATGCGGCAACCGACACCCGCTGGCTCCATCGGGGCGGGCGGTACGAAGTGATGGTGCAACCGCTGGATTGAAGGGAGCAGGGCAATGCGACTACACGGGAGTCAGGGGCAGATCAAGATGGATCCGACCGGCGTCGGCGGGCCGACCGCCGTCGCGGTGGCGTCGGTCAATCACTGGAGTCTGGATCTCGGGCGAGACACGGTCGAAGTCACCTGCTTTGGGGATCCCAACAAGCAGTACGTGATGGGCCTGCCGGACATC